CCAGGTAGTTTCCGGCCGAAAGTGACGCCTCGCGAACGCCGCCCTTGTATTCGTTATCGAACCATCCGCAGATCGCGCCGAGCCCCTGCAGCCAAATCGACTTTGCCTGGTTTGCGGCGAATCCCATTGCGTCGGACATCGCGTCGCCGGCGTCCGCCGCGGCCTGCGGTATCTTCGGCATTGCGTCGACGACGGTTTTCAGTGCCTCGACGGATGTATCCGCCGCGTTTATGAGCGGCATGAACTCCATGCCCGAACGCCCGAACGCCTGCATTGCGGCCTGGGCGCGCTTCGAGACGTCATCGACCTTGCCGAGCTCGTCGATCGTCTGGTAAAATCCGGCCATGCCCGATCGCCCGGTCGACTTGGCCATGTAGTCGAACGCCTTTGCGAGTTGGTCGACGCCCATGTTGACGCCGATCGCGGACATCGCGGCCGCGGTCTGCGTCAATTCGTCAACGCTCGTCGACGTCCGTTGTGCGACGTCGGATAGATGCCCGAGTTCGTCGATCCCGCCCTTGATCGACGAGAATGTGAAATACGCGCCGAGTGCGCCGATCGCACCGCCGACCATCGACCGGATCTGCGCGGACGTGACGGCCGCCCGGTTCTTGATAGAACCGAACGCACCGGCGGACTTGTCAACGCCTCTGATCTCAAACTGGTGGGTGCTTTTGCTCATTTTGTTTTTCCAGGTTCCTTACAGATTCCAAAAGCGCGAACGCCTTTTTTTCCTGTTCGTCTTCCGCGAGCGCAGCGGACATCGCCGGCAGCGCCCATGTTTCGAGGATCTTCGACCGCGGCAGCAGATTGATCGCGCCTCTGTCGCCGGCCGCGCGCCTGGCCGTCACGATCAGCATGTTCATCAGGTCGGCAAGCGCGATCGGCAGCCACACGCCGAGAGTCCGTCCGCCCTCGCGGAGAATCGCGGTCTGTGCGGATTCGCCCGGATCGCTCCCCGTCAGGAGAGCAACCCGATAAAATCCGATATACCGCGTCCTTCCTCCGGAAGAATCAGCTCGCCGACGATCCTGCGCATCTGTCCGGGCGTCAGCTCGTACGGATCGAACTTGTCGCCGTCGTCAAGCGTGACGTGAGAGCTTATCAGCTCGACGCATTTATCGACGTCGAGCCGACTGCCGAGAAGGTCGGCGCGCTTTTCCCGGATCTCCTTGAGTGTGAGCCGACGGCCCTTGACCGTGACATCGCCGAGCTTGAGCGTGAAAAACTCCGTGAACATCGACGTCACCCTCTGTTAGCTGTTGCCCTGTGCAGCCTGCTGACCGTTCGGCCGGAACGTGACGTCGAGCGTCCCCTTGCGTTCGCCGTTGCCTTCCTGGCTTGGCGGAGAAACCTTTACGACGATCGCCTTGACGTAGCTGAAATTCGCCGTGATGTCCGCGTCCTCGCCGTTCGACAGCTTGACCTCGAACGACAGCGCGGCAGGCGGATCGCTTTTCTGCGGACGCGCAGACGGCCCCTTGTCATAGATAGTGACCGTGATCTCGTCGTCCTCTATGAGCGCGCCGGGAATATACTGCTTGTGAGTGTCATTGAGCGCTGTGACGTCCGTTGGATCTCTGGTCCAGCCCGGCGCGTGCGGCCCCGTCTCCATTTCGTACGTCGCCGAGCCGAATGTCAGCGTCGCGCTTTTTACATGATACCTCGTACCCATTTCTTGACCTCCATGTTTTAATTGAGCGCTTCCGGCTCATTGTATTCGATGTACATCACCGCCCACTCGAGCGGAAAATGTGAAATGTCGTTTTCCTCGCGACGTATGCGCACCGGATACGCGCCGGCCTTCGCCTCGCGCGCGATGCCGATTATCATGTCGCGTAGATCTTCGACGACGGCGTTTCCGCCGTTGATCGTCAGTCCGTTCACGGACTCGTCGCGTTCGACGACGACGTTCTCGATGTACTGTTCGCCGCCTTCGCCCTTGACGCATCCGGCGACGACGAGCCGCACGGTGAACGTGTCTTCCGAGCCGACCTGTTCGTTTTCGTCGTCCGCGGCGTGAATCCACAAGAAGGGCGATTCCGCCTCGTCCGGAATGCCGTTCGCGTACGCGCCGACGTTGATTGCGAGCGCGCGGCCGAAATGCGCCGTGCAATACTGCGCGACGTCCGACGACGCCTGGATCGCCTCTGCGAGCTTCTGCATGATTGAGCGATGCGACTTCATAGATTGGCCTCCGCGAACTTCTTGTCGCCCTTGCCCTGCATGAGGGCGACGAGCCCCTTGTAATATGCACCCTTTGCCCATTCGTCGAGATTCTTTCGGACGTAATCGACGAAATAGGGCATGATCACCATGCGCTCGTTGTGGACGTAGGCGCGCGGTATATCCGCGATTCCCTGACGATGCCAGGCGCGACGCCATTCAGGATCGGTGAACCACTTTTCCGCGTCGGTTCCGCCGCGGCCCTCCTGGAATGAACATGCAGCCGTTTCCATGTGGTCCGGCCATCCGATCACCTGACGCCCGTTGCGCTTGAACGCGACGACGGATCCCCTTTCGGCGAGAACGCCGCCCATCGTCGCCGTCCGTCCGGACTTCGCGCGCAGCGTCTTCGTGAAGTCCTCGAAATCGCGAAACTTCGGAACGCCGTTGACGCCGCCCGATTTCTGCATTACTTCGACAAACTTCTTTTTCAACCCGGCGCAGGCGCGGCCGTAGGAATACCGCCAAAGCGTCTTGGTGTCCTTTTTCATCCGCGCCGCCCAGCGGTCGATTTCCTTGAACGAAATGGTCAGCGCGACCGCGTTCTTGCCGCGGCCGCTCTTGGCCAATACGCCGGAATCTGTCATCGAGTATGCCATTACCTCGGCGCCCTCGCCTTCGATGTTGCGCGAATGACCCATCCGAAAACCGGATCGGGAGAAATCTGCTGTACGTTGAGAACGATGCCGCTTTCGAGCTCGAGCGTATCGCCGACGGCGAGCCCGACGCATTCCGCCGGATTCGAGCCGCAGACGATCGACCACGGATCCGCGGCGAATGTGCCGCGTGACGGTCCGGCCGAATCGCTCTGCGTCTCGCCGTGCAGCACGGTCGCCTTGAACGAACCTTCGAGGTGCGGCGACTTGTCTTGACGCCACTTTACAAGTTCGTCCATCGGCTCAAACGCCGCATCGTTCTCGAACATGTCTTGCATTTTTTCGTAACGCCGGGCACGGCGCAGCCTGAGTCAACGCCGCGCCCGGTGGACATCGCATTGATTAGGATGCGGCGATATACTGCACCTTGGCAGGCTGAACGAGCTTCGCGCCCCAAAGTACGTCGGCGTTCAGGAACTCCTTGCGCTTCGCCGGGCTGAGGTGGCGCGTGACGGTGATCGGGAACCCGTTTTCATCCATGACCGTTCCGGCCTCGATGAAACCGCTCTCGTCCTTGAGCGTCTTGCGAGCGGCGACGACAACGGACGTGTCCGGAATCAATGCGCCCTTGACGCCAGTCGGCAGATCGCGAAGGGCAATGACGCCCTTGAATCCGTAGAGTCCGCGAATGATGCCCTGACGGATCGCCTCGTCGCCGCCGTAGACGTGTGCGTCGAGATCGCCGAGAAGGGTAGCGAAATACACCGGTTCGAGAGCGAGAACCGTGCGCGAAACGCGGCCCTTGCAGCTTGCGGTGATCTTCGCTACGTCGGCCTTTCCGCCGGTTGCGCAGACAACCTTGCCGCCCGTGCAGGCCGTCGTGGTGAACAGGCCGCCGAGAACCGTAGAGATCGAGCCGTCGATCGCGTCGATCATCGCCTGGGAGCACCTGCCCCAATACGGCGCGTTCGGCGCTTCGAATGCGGACGCCCTGGGCGCAGCCATCGTCGCCTTGGGCTGATGGTTGAGTACGACGCTGACGGGCGTGACATTGCCCGAATCGGTCTCGTAGTCATTGAGCGTTTCGCCCTGACCGGGGTCAAGGTTCAGCTCGCCGGCCGTTGCCGTGGCGACCATCACCTTGACGGTATCGCCATACTCGGCGAAATCGTCGGAGAGGTCTGTCGCGAAAAGGCGAGCAATGTTGATGTCGCCGGAGATTCCGACGAGCGCGTCGTTTGCGGCCTTGATGAGGCCAGGAGATTGGAGAGCCATTGTTTTATAATCCTTTCAGTTGCAATTACTTGTTTTTGCGGTACTTCCCGCTTGCCAGGAATGCCGATTTTTCCTTGGGCGTCCTGCATTTTGCGAGTCCGTCCTGCATAGTCGGCAGCTGTTCGGCGGGAGTCAGTACGCCACCGGTCAGGAGGTCGCGCGTTTCCTTCATGTGGTCGAGCTGCTGACGGCACTCCGCCAGTTCTCCATCACGTTTTTCAAGGCTGGACCTGAGCTCGCTCACCGCGCCGACAAGAGCGGCGAGATTCTCAAAGCCTGACGCCTTGACCTGATCTTCAAATTCTTTGAGCGCCTTTGCCGCGTTCGCGCCCGTCTCTTCGAGAGCCGCGACCTGTGCTTTCAGGCCGTCGCGCTCTGCGACGACCGCGCCGTGCGCCTCTGCATCAACGGCGTTCTTCTCGAACTCGGAGATACGCGCCTGGAGCTCGTTTATCTTCTTCGACGCGCCCCTGTACCGAGCGGCGAAACCCTCGGCGTCGAGCTCTTTGAGAATCGCCTTGTATTCCTCGGGCGAAAACGCCTTTTCCGGATTGTCGAGATAGTCCTGCAGGAGCACCGATTTGTTCCCTGTGGAACTTTTCGCCGCGTTTTCGACCTTCGCCGCAGCCTTCGCCGCCTCGATCTCGGCCCTGCCCTCGTCGGTCAGTTCCTTCGACGTCAGGAACTTCGCCGCAGCTTCCGGCATCTTCGCGAACTTGTGTCCGACGATAGACGCAGCCGCCCGAATGTCGCTCTTGATAACGGTGCAGTCAAGGCCGTTCGCAAGACACTCATTGCCGGTGTACCATGTCTCATCGGACATGAGAGCGGAAATCTCGTCCTCGGTGCGCCCCTTGAACTTGCCGCGATAGAACGACATGATTACGGCCTTCATCTGGTCAAGTACCGACGCTTCCTTGCGCATTTCCGCAGCGTTCCCCTCGGTGTATCCCCAGGGATCGTGGATCATCATAAAAGACGCCTCTTCCATTTCGATCCTGTGGCAGGCGCAGACGATTACCGACGCCATCGATGCCGCAATGCCCGTGACGTGCGCGACAAGAACGGCCTTCGAGTTCTTGATCGCGTTCGCCATCTCTATACCCTGCACGACCAAGCCGCCGGGCGAATTGATCTCGATCTCCGCTTCCTCGCCGGGCGCGAGAGTGTCGAGAAACGATTTCAGGCTTTTCGGCGAACACCAGTCGCCCCAAAAACCGTGATAGTCGAAATCGGCAATCTCGCCGATAAGACTGTATTTCTTTCTACTCATGTGTTCCTTTCCTCGCCGTCGTCGGCGTTGTTTTTGTTCTCGTCGGTATCAATGACGTTTCCGCTCGACGTCTGGAGCGCCAAATGCGGAATGCCATGAGCCTTGAAAAATTCGATTTCCTCGCCGAACGCGAGCGCCTTGCGCTTCCAGTTCGGGCCCCATTTCTCGCGATAGAGAATCGTGCCGTTCTTCAATCCGGAATTGAGCGCCGTCTGTTCCTTGACCGGATCGAGCGAGCGGTGCGGCGGCCTCTGCCATTGAACGCACGTCCGCCGCCAGTCGTACGGCAGCGCGGAATCCTGTGGAATCATGCCGTGCCGCTGTGCCCACCGCGACCAGTTGACGATCACCCAGTCGAGGATGTTTTTCTCGAGCTTGTGGAACTCGTCGTCGAACTCGATCTGCGCAAGTACCATTTCGGCCTGACTTGCCGAGTATGAACTTGCGGCCGTGCCGGTCGCATGGATCGATCCGAGCCCGAGCGAGAAACCGACGCCGCGATGCAGCCAATTCGAGAACTCCACAAGTTTGTCGTTCGGGTGTTTTGTATCGAGTAGCTCCATCTTCAGGCCGGGGGGCATCAAGTCAAACATAATTCCGGCCCCTCGAATTTCCTCCGTGTCCACCTTGATCTGTTCCGCTTCCTCTGCCGCTTCCTGGGCAGCGTCGACTGCGGCCTGGTAGTCGTCCGCGCCGATCGGCGCCTGTGCGTCCGGATCGAGTTCCGACGCGATTTCGGCCTCGTTCTTCTCGGCCTCCTGCAGGATCTGTCCGACTTTCTGAGCGCCGATCTTCGCGGCCTGTACTTCCGATTCCTGGAGATCGGTCAGGTCTGCGACCGTGCCGAGCCCTGGCCAAAGGCGCGAACTGCCGCGCAGCTGATTGAAGCGTCCGACGCCGCGGTAAATCGTGAACATTGAATCGCGCCAGCGCAGGCCCTCCGGCTTTATAAGCGTCCACGCCGCCAGCTTGCCGTCGGAATCATACTGGTCGTATGCGGAAAGTCCGCGCTGTGACCATGAGACGGTGACGCCGATCGTTTTCCCGTTCGCATTCTTCACGATTCCCTGGAACTGCTTGTATCCGGGAAATCGGTCCTTGAACCCTATCAAGTCGCCGACGCAATCCGGTTCAAACGCGATGATCTGTCCGGTCGATGCAGCCGTGATGTCGTCGTCGAAGACGAGCACGACGTCGCCGCCGAGCATCTGTGTCCTGAGCGCGAGTTTGAGAACGTCCTGCAGGTCGAGATCCTCGAAATATTCCGCTTCCTGTGCCCAGTTCGCGAAAGCCGTCTCGATTTTGGCAGCGGCCTTCTCGTATCCCTTCGGAAACTCGAAAACCGCCTTGCCGCCATCCACCCCGATGCAGTTTATCTCGATCTGGTGAAGAATGCCCTCGAGCCGATCGGAATTTCTCGCCGCGTTCCTGGCAAGCGCGACGAGCCTGTTGCGCTCCGATATCGTGAGTTGTCCGACCTCGCCCTCTGTTTCGGCCGAAATGCGCGGACGGTTCATCTGGTCCGGTCCGCGGACCGTGCGATATCCGCCGCGGCCGAAGTATCCCATCTTGCGCAGGCCGCCGATGATCGTTGCCGCGACGCGCTTCTGGACGTCGCGCGGAAGGTCGGCGAACTTCGCATGGATGTTCGCCGGGATCTCACGCTTGCGCGTCGCTGAAACTCTTTTCGACTTCGCCATGTCAGTACCTCGTCACAAGTATCCGCCGAATGCCGGTCGACGGCGCGCCGGCGAGACACCGGTTGATCTGCGCCACCCTGTCGGCGTATTCGCTTCTGAGCTTGCGCAGATCGTCAAGGTCGATGCGCGTGTACGACTTCGAGCCGCCGCCGGCCGAAATCGTCGCCGACGCGGTTCCCTTGGTCGCAATCTCGACGCAGACGCGATCGAGCTCTCGGATCGATGCCAGGAGCCGCGCACGGTTCTTTACCAGGTTGTCTCTCGAATGTGCCGTCATCACGCGATTTATAATACCATGAAAAACGGCGAGAAATTTGTCCGTCCGTCAAAAAGTGCCCCGTTCGGGCGCAAATGGCCCGAAATAGTGCCCCAATCGGGCGCGGCGTCAACTTGATTTTTGTTGCGCAGGGTATTCCGGACGGCGATATTCGACCGTCTCGGCCCGTCCGCATCGCTTGCATTTCACGTACACGCGACGCACGACGTTGCCGCGGTTGAAGTACCTCGACGATATCTTGCGCCAGGGGTCCCATTGGCCGCACGACGGACATATCTCGATGGTTCTGACAATCATTTTCTGTACCTCCCGCGCCTGATTTTGTGCAGCCGCTTTTTGATGTAGATGATTTTCTTCCGCGGCATATCCGCCGCGGAAAGCGGATCCGCTGTTGATTCGACGTCGCCGGCAAACGGCGCGACGTCCGGATCGA